ATTGTTGCCTTATTTTTAAGCACTTCCCATGTTGTCAGTAGCTCTCTGGCCTCTGCCATGATTAGGTTGTGAAGTGATGGGCTTGGCTTTGGATTCCTTACCCTGAATACTGGTTTTGTACTCAATTAGCTCTTCTTTATTGGTGTGACACTGTTTAACCAGCGCTCAAAGTTAGCGTCAATCATCTTTCCTTTGCTTTGACTTGGCTTTGGCATCACACGTTTTACTTGTTTGACTGGCTTTGGCTTAGGTTCAATACGCACAGGCCAAGGTGCGTTGGGTGCAAGTACGGTCTTCATTTTGTGTTCTTCTCATTGATGTTATGGGCGGCTTCGATTGCTCTTGCAAAGTAAATGTCACTAGGACTGACAGTTGCACACTCAACGCTAATTGTTGCAATCTGCTCATCCGTCAGCGGCTTGCGCTGTGGTGGGGTGGTGTAAAGAGGCTTGGCATCCTTATCCTTCCAAAACGCCACTTGTTTGCTTGTTGTCACCACGGATGTGTCGTTCCACTTGTTACCATCAAAAGATGGTTCGCCTTTGTACATCCACGCCACAGGCTCCTGCTCTGGCTCTTTTGGTATATCTCGTGTTGGTTTAACCATGTCTTACTCCTTAATGCCGTGGGCGGCTTCGGCTGCTTTCCACCCCGCTTTGAACGATATGCGCTGATTGATGTTTGCATCCTCTGGCACTGTTGGCTCTAGCGGCTTGCGCTGTGGTGGGGTGGTGTAGAGAGGCACGCTGTCTTTGTTGTCGTCATACGATTTGTGCCAACGCAGCCACCCCTTACCGCCTTGCGTAATCCACGCCACAGGCTCCTGCTCTGGCTGCACTGCTTTAGGCCAGCCCTTTGGACATTCATCACGACCACAAGCTGTGTTGATGCAAGCCTCACAACCGTGACAGCGTTCAGGCTCACCCTGCTCTTGCTTTGGTTGAATCTTGTGGCCTTCGGTTGCGCATACACCAGTAAGCAAACAATTTCCCGTTCGTACCTTTGGCTGCTCTTGCTTTTCTAATTCTGTCGAATTCGACGGGATTAGATTTTCTTGCTTGGCTAGTGCTTCTTCTAGGGCTTTGATGGCTTTGTTGACAAGTTCTTCATCATGCCAAGCGTAAATGACATGGCTTGTTGATGTGTCTTCTGGTGTGCAGCTTTCCAACGCCTCAAGCGCCAGCTTTGCAGCAGATTTCAAATCGTTCATAAAGTTGCTCCTTCGTGCATTTCACGCTTTGCTTTTACATAGGCTTGGTGTGCCTCTTGTGGTGTTACATAAGTTCCAAGGTTCACTTTTTTCCCACAAACCCTGATTTCTGCTCGCCATTTGCAACCATTTGGACTGACACCAAGAAGTCCAGACTTGTTGTTTGACCTTGCTTTGCGTTCATTTTGAATGTTTACCGCATGACTTACATCACGCAAATTGGCAATTCTGTTGTCAGATGCGTTTCCATTGATGTGGTCAATGTATCCAGATGGCATAACACCATGCACAAAAAACCATGCCAATCTGTGAGCTTTATACATAACGCCATCAATCTTTAAGCAAACATAGCCAAGTTTGTCTTTTGCATCAGCAACTTTGCCAGCAACTTTTTTTGGTGCTTTGTTTGTCCATGTGAAAACTCCAGTTTTACTGTCGTAAGTCAATTTCTCAAGAATCTGTGCTTCTTTACTCATTTACTTCTCCCACGCAATAGTTGAAACGTATAAAGGCCAAAATGCAGAAATAAACAAAGAATCAAAGGCTTTTGATGCTTCGCTTACTTTGTAATAAATCTCAGTTCCAGCCACTCGGTTCATTTCTGGTCGAGAGTTGTAAGCGTGACCGTATGTGATTAAAATTCCCAAAAAGTACGCCAAAAAAAACGAGAAAAATACATTCAATGTCTTGTCATTCATAACGGAGCCTCTGGCAGTTGTGCGCGTTGTTGTTGCGCGTGTTCTTTGATTTGCTTTGCAGTCCACGGTGTTAGTGGATGTGTTGGGAAAGGCCACATGATTAACTCCTATCAATTAAATGCTTTTAACTCTGCTCTCTTTGTGTACTCAGACACCTTGAACACTTCAATTCGCGCTTGTGCTGCCACCAGCATCCAACGCAACTCTTCTTCTTCAGCCACTGCGTGACCAATTGCTGTCAACAAATCCATGTACTCTGGGTGAGCATATGCATATGTCTCTTGCTTACCAAGCACCTCAGTTGGCGCTTGTCCCATCAACACTGCCTTCTTTGACTTGCGAAACTCCTCAAGTCGGATTCGAGTTCCCTTTGCTTTTGCGTACTTAGGGGCTGTGTCAATGATGTATTGAATTGCTTTATCAGGATTAATTTCATTGCTCATTTTTGATCCACTCTTAGTTCACCATGTATTAACCGCCAGTGCTTGTCTGCCAAGCGCCTGATTCCTTCAGACAGGTTGCCATTACCTGCAAGCATCAATGCCTGTTCGGTAACCTCTGCAACCCTTGCTCGAATGACCCGTGATTGACCACCGATCTTCTTGCGTCCTGCACCTTGTCTTTTGCCGCCACGTTTATTCATGTTTGAAATTGTAGCTCAGAAATCAAAGGCTGATTTGTTCTCGCCTTAAATATTCAGCCAATAACAATGCTTCAGCACGTCCATTGTCTTTTTTACGCGACAGTGGTGCGTTAGGCCAAAGCTCCCTTGCCAGCTCCAAAGACTTGTTTTTGTCTGAATCGAGCTGTAGCGCCTTTTTCCACTTCTGAGGGGTAACCAGATGCCATGTGCAATTAAAGCGCTCAATGATCGCTATGGCGGCTCCAAAGGCCATTCCAAACTTAAAGCTGGAACTGACACCTTGGCCTGGCATCGAATGCACTGACTCAAGGATGATTTCTAGATCTTGTTTGTCAACAGCTTGGCTTATCTCTGCAAAGACAAGTCTGGACAGAATGTGCTTTTCGTTGTGAATCATGTCTCCACATGATTGGTACTTGCCATTGTGGTCAATTAAGCCCCAAGCTCCCGTGTAGCCTGGGTCAATTCCTAAGTACATCATTTGACAAACCTTAGTTGGTTGCAGCGCACACATCTAAAGATGTACTTTGCTTGGCAGTCTTTAGGAATTTGAAAGTCAATCCAATTGTGTTTGCATTCTTTGTTCATAAACCCCTCCAAAGGTTTCCTGTCTCTTTCCAAATCTTTCCAGTCTTGATGTTCCCAATGGTTGCCTTGCAAACACCGTACTCAAGTGCCAGCTCTCTATGCGTCTTGTCTGACACCCTGATCTCTCTAGCTTGGTCCATTGTTAGCTTGGCTCTTGTGGCTCTTGCATAGGCACTTAGCTTGGCACTGCGAACAGGGTTCTTGTAGTCTGATGTGGCAATTTTGAAAACCGTCTTTCTTCCAACAACACGCAAATGGTCTGGATTGATGCATCGCTTGTTTCCGCAAGTAGTCGTCACCACTTGATTTGGAAACTTCCTCTTGTTGTACAGCACCATCAGGATGGTTCTCAGCGTGTGGTTCTTGCGCCTAATGCTGACCATCGGATAGCCTGAGCCGTTTGATGGACCAGTCCACAACAAGCAATCACCGTCCTGCACCGTGCGGTTGATTAAATCCGTGAGATAGATAGTTGATTGCCCGACCAAGCAGCTCTTGAGGTATTTTTCCCCATCTATCTTGTGCAATACCCAGGGCATTGTCGAGAGTGATTGCGTAATCTCGCTTCCATTTGAAGCTGTTTCCTGAACATTCGAGTAAGACATTAACTGCACTTTTTAACTTCCTGTAATCAACTGAGTCTTCTTCTTTCAACTCTTCTAAACAAAACATCATTGCAAAGACTGGTAGTGACGTTGCCACTGTTGCACTCTCTGCGTCTTCATCGTCATCCATCAAGAAGATTGATATTCGATGTCCGACTACTGCTTCTTTCATTTTCTTGATGCCGTATGCCCTTGCAATAGGGTTGGATGCATCTGCTTTTTTCTTTCTCATTTACGCCTTTCTATCTGCTGCCCAGTACTTGATTGCATGGGATAAACATCCTACCGCTTGTTCATCAACTTTTAACTGTTGACCAGAATAAATTCTGTTTTGTTGCTTTTTTGCAGCAAACAAATCCAGATCGCCAGTTTTAAGCAAAGCCAAGTTGATTTGATAGTCTGAAAAGTTTTTACCGAAACCAGCTTTAACTGCATCTAGGATTCCATGTGCTTCGTAATTTGTCATACAAACAACACCTCTTGAGTTGCTACATCGCCACCAGCGTCATACCTGCTGCTGTCACCCTTTGGATATGGATGCATTGGATATTTCAGACTGGCAAACATTTTCTTTTTCTGGTGTTTGCTGCCAACAAAATAAACGTACCTGTGCTTCCTTGGCCTGTCTTTCAGATAAAAATCATCGCCATACTTGTCTCGCATCCACTGCGCTCTGTTTTCTTGTCCACGGCTCATGTCAGCAATAGTTGCTCCATGTAGGTGTTCAAGCCCTTTAATCTTCCAGTCTGTGCGCTTTTCACTCAGCCCTGTGTAGATGAAATTTGTTGCTTGATAGACGTAACCAACATGGCCTTGCTCTGTGTCAGCGTAGGAAACCACAATTGACGGCTTTGGAAGCATGTTTAATGACCTGCCAACAAGCATTGACGCAACATTGGTCCTGTTGTCGCAGCAAAGACGATTTAACTCAATCACGTTTGCTATGTACTCTTCGCCACAAACACCAGAACGAAGGCCACTGCTTGCAGGTGTTCCGTAAGTCACAACACCAATCAGCTTGTTTTCATCGTAAATGCCGAATGCATAGCTGATAGGACACATGCGCTTTGCGTAATGCTTCTCAAGAAGCCAAGGCGCTGTCTCTGCTGCTTTTATAGGCATGACCTTCATACAACGCCTTTGCGTAACTCAGCGATCTGCTGCTCAAGATTCTGAATCTTTTTATCTTGTTCGTTTAGTCTTAAAACCAAAACATCAAGCAAATCTTTGATAAATCCCCAATCATCTGTTGTCATATTCCCACCTTAAATTGTTTAGCCAACATACGGACACTCTCAGGAACTGGAGTGGCTTTCTTTGAGTCCTCCTCAATCTTCCGCAAAGCAGCGTCTTGGTTTGGTGGTGGTGGTGTAGTTACGTTCGCTACATCGTATTTGTTAAACATAGGTTGACGTTCGTTTGGCTTCAGCCAATCAGCCTGTAGACCTTGCGACCCCCTTGCACACCAAATGGTCAGGAAAGCATTCAGGCTGATACCTGCCTTTTTTGCCTCATCAATCGCAGAACTTAAAACCGTCTCGGTTACTGGTGCTTTCTTGGCTTTTCTCAATTGCAACCAATCACGCCAAACATTTTCTAAAACACCATCAGGGCAAGCAACGACAGTTGCGGCAACCTTAGTTGCTTTCCTTTCCTTCTCCTTTTCCTTTCCATTCCTTTCCATTCCTAATGGTAAGACTACGGTAGTGGTAACGGAGTCATCCAACACATCGCATAAAGCCTTGATTTTGCTTGGGTTTTTCTTATTAATGACTTGATGTTTTGCAAAGTTACGAATGTGACCATATCTCTTCCCATCGTTACCTTTGTAAAGCTCGATGTATCCAATACGGTGAAGCTCATCAATCATTACCGTAATAGTGTTGGAAAGTTCACGTAATGGGAAAATATCTGATTCAATCAATTTTGGGTGTGCATTGAAATAGCCTTCATCATCTGCATGATTGAGCAATCCAATTGCCAACAATGCTGCTTCTGGACTTACAGAGGCTAATGATTCGTCACGCCAAAAGTCTGGTTTGATAGTTCTAATTCGTGCCATTGTGCTTCTCCAAGAATAGTTTTGTTAATTCGTCTTTTGTAAAAGAACTCAAAACATCGCACAAGCTATCAAATTCGTAAGAACCCCAATACCCCATTTTCACCAATGTAAGAAGGACATTGGCTTTTGATGTCTCCAATTCTGTGTGCTCATCTGAATGACATGCAGCACATAAAGTTACAAGTTCATCTACGTCATAGTCCCACGGACCTTCCGCATATGGCCTATAGACTGGATGATGCGCGTTCAATGTTTTGTCTGTTTTTCCACAGCAGCGACAAGTCCATTTATCACGCTCAAACACACGCAAACGCATTTGCTGCCAACGAGGGTCGAGCAGCTTCTCTGAGTAGGTTTTTTTTGCCATAAGGCTTCTCCGCAAACTCCCTGAAAGAAACAATCGGCAGGGGGGGAGTACCCTTTTCGGTCTGCTCATGACTTCAGACCTAGCCGTGTTTCAAAAATTATATCAGCTTTGTTTCACAAATATGCCTTCTTCGTTCATGAAACCTTGCCTATCTTTTATTTGAAGATACGCAGCCTCAAGGCAGTCAGTTAAGTTCACGTCTAGCAAAGCACAGACATTAATCAAGCAGACGACAGTGTCACCAATGGCATCAATGGCTTCGATTTTGTTGTCATCACGCAACGCATCAACTAGTTCATTGATCTCTTCTACAGCCTTGATTGACTGTGCAAATGGTGTGCTGTTTGGAATGATGCGTCTTTGCTCGCTCCATTGCACAATTTTCATTTCCAATTCTGCGTAACTGCTCATACTAATGCTCCACGAAATGGACGAGTGTAACCAGCCATCAATGATGGGCAGTCCATGTAGTCGTATGCGCCTGGTCGCAAACAAGTACGAGTCAGCTCCTTGCCGTCATACGTTCCACCCATGCTTCCAGCACAGATACGGTCTTTTGCTGGCTTGAACTTCTTGCCTTCAATGGCAATACGACCATGATTAGTGATGTGCCACATGATGTCACCTTTGGCCTCAATGCTGACAACCAGACCATGCTGCTCCATTTCACGCAGGTAGCGGTCATAGTGGATAGACAGTTGGCTGTTGACATCACCGTGGGTGAAGCTCTTGTGATTGCGAGAACTGTACGTTAGACGGTTCAGCAAATCTTTGTGGTGGTTTTTAAGAATCATTCGAGTACTCCTTGATTTAACACTTTTGAACGGCCTCCAATGACTAGGTTGTTTACAACCCAGACTCGGTTACATAGGCCAGCTTGACGCATTTCACGCTCATAAGAGACAGTGCAGTCCTCACAAGGATTCACTACCTCTCTGGCGATTTTTGCTAGGTTGACCCATTCACGGTAGGTCTTTTGATCTGGAAAGCACTGAGGCTTGAAAATGTATGTCATGCAAACAATGTAAGTCAGAACACAATGTTTGTTGATTGATTTTTTCTATTTGTTTTTGTACAACAGTAGGTAAATTTGTTTGGACATAAGCAGGTTTTGTGGTTTACATTTATTGCTCATTAACAGGAGTAAAGATGAATAGTAAGCACACAAAAGGTCCGTGGGAAATCAGTTGGTACAACTGCAAAATGGACAAAGAGGATGTTGAGCATGCAAAAAGCAAAGGTAATGCCAATGCAAAAGTTGGCGACATCATGTGGAGGTCTGCAAGAAGTATTGGACCAGTATCAGTTGAGCATTGTCATTGGGCTGGAAGCTACCTTGATGGTAGTGAAGCAGACATAATCCTAATGTCTTCAGCGCCAGACTTGCTTCTAGAGTTGCAAAAATGCCGCGATCTTTTATCTACAGTGGAGACATGTTCAAGAAACAATTTTGAGAACTTGGCACACGAGCAGATACAAGAGATGGATGTTGTGATTGCATTAGCAACAAGAGGAGAAAAATGCTGACGCTTAAAGACTTTATCAATCAACAGGAGTTAATCGTGAAAGAGTTGCTTCAAGAAATCATGGAAAAAGAGAAGCACGTACAGTACTGCTGTTACTGCGTTGAGCGCCGTAACGACAAAATGTCGTGCTGTAGTGAAAACCATTGGATCGAGTTCAATGATCTAGATGACGACACTCAGTTGGAGATCGTCAAGGAGATCTTGCAAGATGAATGACACTACTAGAACCTATCCAAGAACAATGGAAGAAGCGTTCCCAAGTGATGTAGAGTCAATGAGGCGCTTAGATAATTCTCAATGGTTTGAGGCTCATCAAGAGTCTTATGAGAAGTGGGTAAACATTGCATATGCGTTCGCTGCTGGATTCATTGTGTCAATGGTAATTTTTGTTAAATAAATGGAGTTAATCATGAATGTGTATCAAAAACTGAATGCAGCACGTAAAGAGTTCCACTCAATGGAAATCAAGAAGACAGGCCACAACAAATTTGCTGGCTACTACTACTTTGAGTTGGGTGACTTCATCATTCCAGCTTTGACAATCTTTGAAAAACTTGGTCTGACTGGCATTGTCCGATTCAACAAAGAGATTGCTGAATTGATTGTTGTGAACAACGACAAGACAGACGAGGTGATTGTGTTTGCAAGCCCTATGTCTACGGCTGCTTTAAAAGGCTGTCACGAGGTACAAAACCTTGGCGCAGTGCAAACGTACATCCGCAGGTATTTGTGGGTTGCAGCGCTTGAAATCGTTGAACACGATGCGCTTGACTCATCTGAAGGTGCAGCAGTCACGATTGACGTGAATATGATGGCAGACCACATCACAGCTATCAATGATGCAACTGACGAGCCATCACTGATTAAAGCCTACCAAGCAGCGTACAAAGCATGTGGCACTGACAAGGCATGGCAGAAGAAGATCATTGCTGTCAAGGATGTTAAGAAGGCGGCACTGAAATGAAATCAATTAGCGACATTCTCGTAAACGCAAAGCCTGGTCAAATCATAGAAGTGACTGAACAACAAATGAAGGAATTGCACTTGGTACAAATTGAGCAGGGCAGCGATGCATGGTTCAAAAGTAGGCTAGGCAAAGTAACTGCATCAAAGATTGGTGACATTGTTGCCAAGACTAAATCTGGCTACAGCACCAGCCGTGCTAACTACATGGCTCAACTGGTTGTAGAGCGTTTGACTGGCGTTAAAGCTGAGTCATTCACTAATGCAGCTATGGAGTGGGGTACTCAGACTGAGCCTCTTGCACGAGCCGCATACGAGCTTAAACAAGGCGTTATGGTTGATGAGGTGGCAATGATTGACCATCCAACTATTCCAATGACTGGAGCCTCTCCTGATGGCTTAGTTGGTGAAGATGGAATGATTGAGATCAAGTGTCCAAACACTGCCACCCACATCGACACATTCCTGTCTGGTGAAGCTGATAAGCGGTACACATACCAGCAGCAGTGGCAGATGGCATGTACTGGTCGCAAGTGGAACGATTTCGTCAGCTTTGACCCAAGAATGCCCGATAATCTTCAACTGTTCATCAAACGTGTTGAGCGTGACGATGAGCTAATTAAAGAACTCGAAGCCGAAGTAGTTAAGTTCCTTGCGGAAGTTGACGAAAAGGTGGAGAAATTGAAATCAATTAAGGAATGAAGATGACTTTTGAAAAACGTGAAGTTCGTGACAACAGTGGCGTGTTGTTCAAAAATGACAAAAAAGTGAATGATTCGCACCCAGACTACAAGGGTTCGATCATGGTTGCAGGTGTTGAGTACTGGCTGTCCTCTTGGATCAAAGAGGGCAAGAACGGTAAATTCATGGGTTTGGCCTTGATGCCAAAAGATGAGTCTCGCATGCCAGCTAAGGCAGCAGCATCAAACAGTGTTGCTGACATGTCAGACGATATTCCCTTCTAGAATGGTATAATCTGCACATACCGTTTTAGGAGGATCTATGAAGGTATGTCGCAGTTGTGGCGTTGAAAAAGAGATTGGCAGCTTTTACAAGCACTCAAAAATGCTTGATGGACACTTGAACATATGCATTGAATGCACTAAGGCAAGGGTAAATAAGCATAGAGAGGCCAATCTTGAAAAAGTCAGAGAGTACGACAGAAGTCGTGGCAATGATCCAAAAAGAGTCAAAGCAAGACAAGAGTACTCAAAGACAGAGAAAGGGAAGCAAGCTCATAGGAGAGCAAGAGAGAAGTACTTTGAAAACTATCCAATGAAGAAAGCGGCCCATGTTGTAACTGGGAATGCAATTAGAGATGGAAGGTTGATTCGTGCAGACTCATGCTCAGAATGTGGGTCATCTAGCAATATTGAAGGTCATCATGATGATTATTCAAAACCGCTAGATGTGCGATGGTTATGCAGAAAATGCCATACAGAGTGGCATAAACATAACAATCCAATCTTTAGTTAATTAAATTTAGGGAAAGCGGATTCTGTGTTGTGCGGCGAAACGTGGCGGCGACCAAGTACCACATCGGTATATAAGCACAGTGCAGCGAGTACCTAATCTAACAGGAGTGAATGATGCAAGTTGTTATCAATAGTTGTTTTGGTGGTTTTGGCTTGTCGCATGCAGCAATGCTTCGATATGCTGAGATAAAGAAAATCAAAGTTTATGCTGAAGAAGATAAATATGGATCTTTTAATTACTACACAGTTCCTAAAGAAAAAAGGACACCAGAAGTTGTAGATGGCTGGCTTAGTTTGCCATTGTCAGAACGACAGCGGTTGAATAAACAATGGACTGAAGAGCAAATTTATGATCGAGAAATCTCTCGTGATGACAAAGTTCTTGTTCAAGTTGTTGAAGAGCTTGGAAGCAAAAATGCAAGCGGCAGATTTGCTGCATTAAAAATTGTCAACATTCCTGACGGGGTAGAGTGGCAAATTGATGAATACGATGGATCTGAAAGCATTTCAGAAGTACACCGCACTTGGCGTTAATTTAAAAAGGAGTGAATTATGAGTATCAAGAAGATTTTTCAAGGCATTTTCGGCACACCAGCACACAAACTGGTACGCAAGGACGACCCAATCACCTCACATGAGGC